GCATCCGGAACTTGTAAAATTACTGGAGAGTTAACATGCCTATTAGCATAACAACCGCAATGCCCACCAGCTTCAAAGTTGAAATTCTGCGTGGCGTACACAACTTCACTGCGTCTACAGGTAACACCTTTAAGATTGCTCTGCTCAAGGCCGCTGCTGCAGGCTCTGGCACCTTTGGCGCTGCGACCACCGCTTACGGTAACCTTGGTTCTGACGAGCTTGGAAGTGGTAGTGGTTACACCACGGGCGGCAACACCTTGGTCTCCGTCACTCCGGTGGCAGATGGCACCACGGCAATATGTGACTTCTCGGACACTACGTGGAGCGCAGCGACGTTTACGACCTCTGGCGCGTTGATTTACAACGATACCGCTGCAGGCGATCCGGCTTGCGCTGTGTTGAGCTTTGGTGGTGACCAGACAGTAAGTTCCGGCGATTTTCAGATTCAAATGCCTACTGCTGCGGCAGCTACCGCAATTATTCGCATCGCGTGATGAAGAGTTGTGTTACATGCGGGGAGAGTAAGGAGCTTGAGTTTTTTTACAGGCGAAAAGACTCTCCTGACGGCTATAGAAATGACTGCAAATCTTGTCGAAAGGATAAAAGTCACAGCAATTATTTTTCTAACTTAGCCGACAAGCGTGAGTGGCATCGAGAGAACCATAGAAAAAAAGTTGAGGCTAACCCTAACTGGCACGTTGAACACTACGCTAAAAATAAAGACAAAATGTCTGAGTATAGTGCAAAGTACTATTTAACTAAAAACCGAGAAAAGCGTATTAAGCAGGCCAAGGAATGGGCCGAAAACAATAAAGGTCGTGCCAACGCAAACAAAAAGGCTTACAAGCTTGCTAAGATACAGGCTTGTCCACCGTGGCTTAGCGAAGAAGATCGGTGGATGGTTCAGGAAGTTTACGAGTTGGCGCAGCTTAGATCGAATATGCTCGGGTTTTCTTGGCATGTGGACCACGTAGTTCCGCTGCGCGGCAAAGCGGTCTCTGGGTTACATGTACCGTGGAATTTACAAGTGATACCGGGCGTGGAAAATATGTCAAAAAGCAACAAGTTTAGGGAGTAAGTCATGAGCGCCACTACCTACACTAAAGGTTATAGTGAAGGCGCTTGGGGCATTAACGGCTTCGGGGGCATAGCCCCTGCTTACGAAGTAGACGGCGTTGCGGGTACGGGCGCAGTAGGCGCAGTAGCTTTTTTAATAAACTCCAGTGTTATCCCCACAGGTGTAGAGGGTGTCGGTGAGATGGGGGGCTTTATCGTCCAAGTTGACGATATTGTTATACCCGTTGGCATAGAAGGCATAGGCGCTGTTGGTACAGTTGAGCTTAGAGTTTTCAAGAACATTACGGTGACCGGCGTTGAAGGCACGGGTGCTGTTGGCGATATTTCGATAGCGGTAAACGACTTAGTTATCCCAACGGGCGTTGAAGGTAATGGCGCTGTTGGCAGCATCGCGCTGCAGATAAACAGTAATGTTACGCCAGCTGGTGTTCAGGGATCAGGCGCTGTTGGTGCCGCTACCCCGTCCTACAACACAACCGTGATTGTTACCGGCGTGGAAGGTACGGGCGCGGTACAGAATGTTATCCTAGCGATTAACCGCACGGTTGTTGCCGTTGGAGTAGCCGGTACTGGTAATATAGGCACTGTTTCCTTTAGGGTTGATGATGTTGTTATACCAACCGGCGTTGCTGGAGTTGGCGCGGTCGGCAATGTAAGAATAATTGGTTGGAACATCGTAAACGATGCACAGACACCGAATTGGAATGAAGTAAATGATGTTCAAACCCCGAATTGGATTGAAGTAGACGACGCTGCGTAGGAGCTGACATGGCAAGTTATTCAAATGATCTACGACTAAAGGAAATCGCCACGGGCGACGAGTCAGGTACGTGGGGCACAAGCACCAACACCAACCTCGCCCTGATCGCTGACGCGTTTAGCCTTGGCACCAAGCAGATGGCGGCGGACGCCAACGAAACATTCACAATGCCGGATGCCACGGCGGACGGTACACGCTCGCTGTACCTGAAGATTACCTCTGCGGTGTCCTTGACTGTAACGCGCACCGTGACACTGGCGCCTAACACGGTGTCTAAGGTCTGGATCATCGAGAACGCTACGAGCGGCAGTCAGTCGATTACGATTGCGCAGGGCTCAGGTGCTACGGTAACCATTGCGACCGGCACAAAGGCGATGATAGTAACCGACGGCGCAGGTGCAGGTGCAGCAGTAACTAACGCCAACCCAACTGCAGCTGTTATAAACCTTGCTACCGGCGTCACCGGCACACTCCCATTCGGTAACGGCGGCACAGGATTGGCTACGCTCGGAACAGCTGGTCAGGCTCTGGTAGTTAACTCGGGAGCCACGGCGTTAGAGTACGGTAGCGCAGGTGTATCAACAGGCAAAGCCATTGCGATGGCTATGATTTTTGGATTCTAAGGAGATAGAACGTGGCTAACCCCAACATAGTTAACGTCACAACGATACTGGGCAACACCAGTACCACACTGATCAGCTCAACGGCTGACCCGTTTGCGACTGCCTTGGTCAACAACGCGGCATCCAGCGGCAAGGTCTACAAGATCAACTCGATTGTTGCTGCGAACGTCGATGGCACTAACGCGGCGGACATTACAATTAAGATTTTCTCTCAGGACGATCTGGGCGGTACGGGTACTGCGATTGCTTCCACGATCTCTGTCCCTGCTGACGCAACGCTGATCATCACAGACAAGACCACAACATTCTATCTCTTGGAAGACAGGTCTATTGGTGCTACGGCCAGCGCAGCGAATGACATCGTTGTTACGATCTCGTGGGAAGAAATATCAAGCTGATAGGGGTATCCCATGTCTTTGCGACCGCCAGCCGGGTTTATCTCGGCTAATTATGATCCGCTAAAGAACCCGAATGCTCCCACTGCTGTGGCGGCATCGGGCGGGGACGCTTCTGCGGCTGTTTCGTTTACGCCACCCGCTAACGTGGGTGGTTCGGCTATTTCGCAATATCAAGTTCTTGCTTACACAGGTGGCACTTACTTGAATAACACCGTGGGTACTTCTTCTCCCGTAAGCATCACCGGCTTGACCAACGGCACGGCATACACGTTTCAAGTTTGGGCATTGAACAGCTACGGCCCCAGTCCGTTTAGTGCGATGAGTGAAAGCGTAACGCCTGCGGCGGCAAGGGGGTTGTTTGGTGGAGGAGAAAACGGAATAGTTAATGTAAATACAATAAACTACATCACAATATCCACGACAGGCAACGCACTAGACTTTGGTGATTTAAATGCCGCATACAGTTGTGCTGGCGCATCTTCTTCAACGAGGGGTCTTTTTGCACGAAGCGGATCAACCAGCAGCATAGTTTTTGTGACTATTGCAACAACGGGGGACAGTAGTAGTTTTGGGAATTTATCTCAGGCCAGAGGAAACCTCACTGGCGGTTGCAGCGATCAAACCCGTGCAATTTGGAGTGGTGGAACTAATCCGGGGTCTTCAGCCGAAGCTTATAACACAATTGACTATGTTACGATTGCTACCACTGGAAATGCGATTGACTTTGGTGACTTAACTGTCGGTAGATCAGGGATAGCCTCGTGCGCGTCTTCCACTAGAGGTTTATCTGCGGCAGGTTATTCTAGTGGAAATGTTCTTACTAATGTTATTGACTACGTGACGCTTGCATCAACGGGCAATGCGATTGATTTTGGAGATACTTTGTCAGAAATGACTCTTTCGAGTGCATGTTCGTCACCTACTCGTGGCGTATTTGCAGGTGGTTTTATAGGGTCTCGAACAAATGTAATTCAATATGTCACAATCGCAACAACGGGAAATGCGATTGATTTTGGGGATTTAATTAACGTAGTTTATTCTACAGCCGGAACCTCATCCCCAACTAGGGGTGTGTTTGCTGGGGGCAACACAGTAACAAATGTAATCCAATATATCACCATTGCCTCTACCGGAAATGCGCTTGACTTTGGGGACTTACCTGAAGGCAGTGCAGGAGCAGGGGCTTGTTCCAGCGCCCACGGAGGACTCGCATAATGCCTAGTTACAGCGGTGTATGGACAATGCCTGCGGTGTATCAGGCCGTGGCGCAGGGGAACTGGCCGGGGCAACCAAATGCTATTGCGTTGTTTGGGGGAGGCCGTGCAGCTACAAGTGGAGGTGGAACAAACACTATTAGCCGAGTTGCGATCTCTACAACAGGAAACGCTACTGACTTTGGAGATTTGACAACAGCCGTATTTTATGTAGCTGGAGCTTCATCTTCTACTCGCGGGTTGATTGCAGGGGGAAATAACGGCTCATATGTCAACACAATCGACTACGTAACAATCGCCACTGCCAGCAATTCACTTGATTTTGGTGATCTTACTGTAGCTCGCGGGTATCTTGGGGGACTATCTAATGCTACCCGTGCGGTTTTTGGTGGTGGTTTTTCTGGATCAGTATTAAATGTTATTGACTATGTAACGATAGCGTCCGTTGGCAACGCTGTTGACTTTGGAGACATGTTAGCTGGGGTTTACGGGGTCTGTGGAACGGGGTCAAGTACAAGAGGTTTGTTTGCCGCAGGAGCAAACGAAAGCAACGTAATCCAATATATCACAATTGCGAGCATTGGGAATTCAACTGACTTTGGTGATTTAACTCAAGCCCGAACGTATGCAACAGGGTGTGCTTCTAGTACAAGAGCGTTATTTTCTGGAGGTTTGTTTGACACTTTTACAACCATATCAAACGTAATTGATTACGTTACAATTGCTACTACTGGAAACGCCATTGATTTTGGGGACATGACATCTGCTAGATGGTTGCCCGCTGCCACGTCCTCGTCAACAACTGGGTTAATTTCTGGGGGCAATGCAGTAACATCAGGTACAGCCTCTAATGTGATCGACTATGTAACAATTGCATCAACAGGAAACGCAATAGATTTTGGAGACCTAACAGAACCAACTTACGCTCACGCTGCGTTTTCCAATACCCACGGAGGCTTATAGATGGCTATTAAAAACTGGCCCGGTGGCTTCATCAAGCCTATTCCTCCAACGCCTGCTGGCCCTTTCCAAGACGGCGCGGCTTCTGGTGTGTGGACGCTTGAACAAGCAGCTTACTGGCAAGTACAGGGGCTGTGGCCGACTGCGGGGAATGTTGCACCAATTGGGTTGTTTGCGGGGGGAAACAATGACGGCGGTTCCCGTGCCAACACTATTTACAGCATAGTGATTTCAACATTGGGTAACGCAACGGATTTTGGCGATTTGACAGTAGCTAGATATGGTGGAGCGGGGTGTTCTTCTTCTGTGCGAGGTGTTTTTGGGGGAGGCGAAGGGGACGGTGCAGTAAACACAATAGACTTTGTTGTTTTTCAAACTAGTGGCAATGCATTAGATTTTGGCGATCTTACATTGGCCCGATATAACATTTCAGCGTGTTCTTCAAGTACGCGTGGTCTTTTTGCTAACGGCCAAAACCCCAGCACAGACACAATATCTTACATAACCATAGCATCTACTGGCAATGCATTAGATTTTGGTGACACGACCATCAGCAGTTACGGTCGTGGCGGACTGGCCTCTCAAACAAGGGGTGTTTTTGGCGGCGGTGATTCAACCAATGTTATTGACTACGTAACGATTGCCTCAACTGGCAACGCAACCGATTTTGGGGATTTGACATTAGCGCGAAGTAATATGGCCTCATTTTCTAATTCTACTCGTGGTATTTGGGCTGGCGGGTTTTTGAGTACAAACCGAAATATTATTGATTATGTAACAATTGCCTCCACAGGTAATGCTGTTGATTTTGGGGATACGTTTGTTGTCACCTCTGAAACAGCGGGATGTGCCAGCAGTACGCGTGGAGTTTTTGCGGGGAATAGCGACCGAACCAACGTAATTCAATACATAAGTATTGATACTTTAGGAAATTCAGTGGATTTTGGAGATTTATTGGAGGCCAGAGAATTTGTTTCTTCTTGCTCCAACGCCCACGGCGGTCTATAAAACAACAACTTTACAAAGGATAATACCTTGAAAGACCTTATTTTAAGTAACATGAATACTGCTCTGACTGTAACCAAGCCGGAGTACAACGTCATGCTAAAAAACATTCAGGACAGAATGCCTGCTGTTACACGCGACACAAGCAACTTCCATAAGTCGCACAGCCAGTTTATGTCAGTAACGCTGGACGTTACGGCGATTACTCCGATCCGTTCAATCAAGCACACCTTGGCCGAGATCGACAGAACAAAATCAGCATTACAAGAAGCCTACATTGGCCTGCGTAAGAAGCAGAACGAGCTGAAGAAGAAAGAGCGTGATCTTGCCCTTTGCACAGACCCGCTGGACATTGAGCTGATGGAGATTGAGATTCTGGAGCTGAACAGCCACCTTGAAGGTACTCAGAACCATGTCAACGGCGCACTACGCAAGATGAACTTCATGGTTAACCAGCACAAGCAGTTGCTGGAAAAAGTAGGGCTGAACGAGATCACTGAAGAAGACTACGAGCGTGAAGAATCCCGCTACCACATTATGACTTGTATGAAGCAAGGGCTGAACGCAGCGCGTAGTCGTAATGGCATGATTGACGAGGGCAACCTGATCTACCTGTTTGATTTAGGTATCAACGCAGCCCAAGCGCAGGCAGAAGTGTATGCGTACCTGAACATGGAAAACCAACTGATTGCTAACGGTCAGGCTCCTACACACGAGATGACCATGCGCTGGCTTGAGGCGTGTGCTGACAAGTGGGCAGATGATCCTGCTACGTTTGCGGCAAGGCGGGGGTTCTCGGTGTTTGACCCAACGTCATTGACTAACGTGTTGCTTGAAGACAAGAGCGCGGAGGACTGATGCACCTCGTCATTGGAACACCATGTTACGGCGGCATGATGTGTACTGAGTACACGCAGTCGCTGTTAGCTCTAAAAGAAGCCTGTATTCAGTACGGGATCAAAATGACTTGTATCTTTCTTGGCAATGAGTCTTTGATCCAGAGGGGGCGCAACACCATCGCGCACCACTTCATGTCCATGCCAGACGCAACACATCTGATGTTTATTGACGCAGATCAGAAGTTTGTTGCAAACGACATAGCCAAGATGTTGAAGGCCGAGAAGGGAATCATTGGTGGCCCTGTTCCAATGAAGGGCATCAACTGGGATCGGGTGCGAAAAGGCGTAAAGGACAACTACATAAATCTGTCAAAGCTTACTGGGATATTTAACCTTAACGAGCTGCCGGGTCATAAAATGACCGATGCCAACAAGCCGTTCCAAGTAAAACACATTGGCACTGGATTTATGCTGATACGCAGAGACGTTTTTGAGATAATAAAGCCTCATGTGGGTTGGTACACCAGCAGCGGGAATACCACACTGCCCGGTGAAAAAGTGTACGACTATTTCAAGGTTCAGAACGTAGACCACGAGCTGTTATCCGAGGACTACAACTTCTGTCATCTTTATAGAAAACACGGGGGTTCCGTATGGGCAGCTCCGTGGTGTGAACTGGGACATTTTGGGGCATATTTATTTTCTGGGCAGTACGCCCAAGGAGTCGAACATGGCGCATCAAGCGATGAAGTACAGGCTGAATCAAGACGGCACAGTGCCTGAGTTTCTGTGCCTTGAGTCAAACGGGGTAGGTGGTGTTTTCGTGGTTGGCGATCCAACAACTCCCTCTCCTCGCGACATGGTGATGGTAGGCATTTCTTGCGACAACGCAACGGGTGATTTTGAAGTGTTTGCTTCACAGTCAGACCTGCAAACCTACCTTGCAACTGTAGGCGCAAACTGGACTCAACCCGATCCGTCACAGCCCAACAACCCTGATGCCACAATACCCTTCGACCCCACTGCCGCAGCTAGTTGGGTATGGGGCCGCCTTGAAGCCTTGAATGCAGCTTAAGGAGTAAATCGTGGACATAGACGAACTCGCGTTACGCAAGATTATTCGGGAAGAGATGAAGTCGGCTCTGAAGGAAGTTGGTCTGCACGACGAAGAGGCCGGTGACGATGTCCGTGATCTGCGCTCTTTGATTACCGATTGGCGCGGCATCAAGAAAACAATTTGGCAGACGATTGCTCGTGCCGGAACGATGTTTGTCCTTGGCCTGCTGATGCTTGGTGCGTGGAGCCGGATTAACGGTGGCGGTAACGAATAATGCTTGATCCGGTATCCGCGTTAGCCATAGCCACCTCTGCCTACAATGTCATTAAAAAAGGCATTGAGATGGGTCGTGAGCTTGAGGATATGGGCGGTCAGCTCAGTACGTGGTTTGGCGCAGTTGCTGATGTCAAAAATGCGGAAGAAGAAGCCAAAGACCCACCACTTTTCAAGAAACTGATCTCCAGCGGCAGCGTTGAACAGCAAGCCCTGCAAGCACTGATAGCTCGGAAGAAAATCGAACAGCAGGAGAAAGACCTCCGTGAGCTTATCGTTTGGCGGTGGGGCGTTGAAGAATACACTGCCATGATGCGAGATCGCACAAGGATCAAAGACACCCGCACCAAGGCACTGGAAAACCAACGGCGCAAGATGCGTAAACTTATTGCAAACGTGCTGACGATTGCGCTGATACTCGGGTTAGTGGGTGCATTATTGGCATTAATAATCGGCATTATTCAGAATCTGAGGTAATTACCATGTTGAGTTTAATATCAAGTTTGATGGGTTTCGCTGCCGGTGGCCTGCCGAAAGTGCTGGATTTCGTCCAAGATCGCGGCGACAAGAAGCACGAACTAGCTCTGATGGCTATGCAGCGTGAGCGCGAGATTGCTCTGGCAAAGGAAGGTTTTATCGCGCAGGCAGCGGTTGAAGAGATCAAAACAGAGCAGATTGCAATGCAGACACAAGCGCAAGAGAAGCTGGCTATGTGGAAGCACGACATGAAGATCGGTGAGGGTGCAAGTACTTGGGTGATCAACCTACGCGCCTCTGTTCGCCCAGTCGTAACATACATTTTTGTTGGCCTGCTTGTAGTCGTGGACATTGCTGGTATCTGGTACGCCTATTCAACCGGCGTGGCGTTTGCACAAGCGATGGAAATGGTTTTCTCTGATGACGAGATGGCTATTCTGGCCGCTATCATCAGCTTCTGGTTTGGCAGTCAGGCTTTCTCCAAGAAATGAGAACATCCGAGGCGGGGATACAGTTGATCAAATCCTTTGAGGGTTGTCACAACATACCGTACAAATGCCCCGCTGTGCTGTGGTCGGTGGGCTTTGGCCGAGTGCTGTACCCAGATCAGGCGCGGCTGAAGAACAACGAGAGAGCAGCATACCCACTGAGACCTGAGCATAACAGGACATTTTCAGGTGATGAAATTGACGCGCTTCTTGAGGAGGATTTACAACGCTTTGAGGCAGGGGTACTACGACTATGTCCTGCTGCTGCTGATAGTCAGTGCCATCTTGACGCGCTGGTCAGCTTTGCGTTCAATGTGGGGTTAGGGAATCTTCAGTCTTCCACCCTAAGAATGAAGTACAATCGCGGCGACTACGATGGCGCAGCAGAAGAGTTCCTCAAATGGAACAAGGCCGGCGGCAAGGTGCTGAACGGTCTAGTCAGACGTAGAGAGGCCGAAAGAGCTTTATTCTTATCTGGGGGCTAAATGTATCTTATAAGCAACATTCCGTACTTTAAATGCTGGGTACGCAAAGAGTTTACCAACGGCCATCAGGGCTATCACGGCGAGTATGTCCATGCGCTGGCGGTTGCGGTCACCACCATGCCTGACAGGTGTCTGTCTTTTCAGTTGATCTTTACTGGGTGCGAAGCCGACGATGGTAGCCAGCCTAATGTGCATGGCGGGGCGATGTGGGCAAGAATGCCGATCACTGCTCTGGTTGGGGATATACCGCTGGAAGAGTGGCCTGAGC